CTGGAGCGGGAAGTCCGTTGCGCCCGTGTCAGACCAAACCTCAATCGAGTTGGTGCCAAAGGCCCACACCTCGCGGAAGTTGGATATAACAGCCACCAATCCGTCGGGCGAACCTTCGGTGCTGGCGAACTCCAGCGGGTCAATCGACGTGCCGTCAAGCAGCGCCGTGATCCACAGCTTCTGGCTGTTCGGCTCGTTGAAGACAAAGTAGCCGTCTAAGTAACTTACGGTTACTGCGCCGGGAAAGTCCGGGTCAGTGATCTGTCCAAAGGCGTTGGTCGTGTTGTTGTAGATGTAGCTCGGGCCGTTGGCCGCGATGAACAACTGAGTGCCGTTGTCGGCCAAGCTGACTGGGCCAGTGCCAGCCACGGTGCCGATGAGCGTAGCCACATAGCTGTTGTTGATCTTGTAGAGCTGCGTGCCCGACACCACAAAGCCCGTGCCGTCCTGCGGCGAGAAGGCCCACAGGCCACGGATCGGGCCGGTGCCGATAGTGTTGAGCAGTTGCAGGCCGGGAGCGCGGTTCAAAAACGCCGGCTCCTTGCCCGCCTCGGGCACGATCTCGGGAAACAAGTTGACCATGCGGGCATCCGCAGCGTTGACGCTGCGGGCCACATAGGTCGAGCCAAGGATCGGCGTCTTCATCAGTAGTTACCGGCGTAAATGTTGTATCGCTGCCGTGTGGCAATCAGCGAGTACGGCATCGACATCACGTCATCCGGGTTGTTGATGCGCTTCAAGTTGCGCTTGCTGTACATCGCAATGCGCTGCACCTGGGGGCTGGGCTCAACGCCAAACTCAGGCGCGATCTCGCAGGCCAAGTTGTAAGTGAACGCCCGCAAGTAGCCTGGCGGAAACAGGATGTCCGTGGACAGGTTCGCAGGCTGCGTCAGCTCCTCAACGCTGATGAAGTGGAACTCCAGCAGCCGCGTCGGGCGCGGGTAGATGTAAATGTCAAAGTCCGGGTAGGTGTTGTTGACGAACATTACCTGCGGAAAAGTTGAGGTCACAGTCTTAACCGCGATGCCGTCGTACTGCTGCTGGTTGATCAGCTTGATGCCGTACGACACGCCAGTGCCGGGGTCTTTGAAGTAGGTGGCGTCGTCCACTAGAACAGGCCGCACGGCAGTGCCGTTGAGCCGCACCAGCGAGCCGCTGGGGCCAAGAGTCTCGTTGATAGAGCCGGTCGGCCAGTTGACGATCTGGTCGATGGTGGCAAAGACAGCCAGTCGCTCGGTGTTCCACGAGTCGATCATCTGATTGAGCGCCATCAGGGAGTCCTGAGACACTGAGGCCGATGGCGTTTCGCCCTCGGCTAGGACGCCTAGCAGCCGCAACGCCCGGTTGATCTGTTCGCCTGCGGTGTAGGTCGTCATGTTATTCCTCTGCGGTTAAAACGTCCTTTTTGCGACGGCCACGCCGTGCTACAGGCTCGGGGCTGACTTCTTCAGCCACTTCTTCAACGGTCTCGAAATTGTACCGCGACCAGCCGTTTTGAACATCCAAATCGGCTTCCATGTCCATTGTCGCAACCTTAGCGCCGTGGACGGGGTGTGTGAGGTAAATTATTGCCATAAGTGGGGACCGGAGTCCCCACTCCTTTCAGCTTGCGCAGTGAACAATTGCGAAGTTGATGACAACAGCCTCGGACAGCGACCCGCCCGAAATGTTGCGTAAGGTAATGCTGACTTGACCAGCAGACAAAGCATTGGCAAATACGTTGTATGAGCCAGGAGTAGCTTGCCCGCCAGAGATGGTCAAAATCACCGCGTCGTTGGGGCTAATGGTGCTGTTGTTTAAAACGAACGTCGCATTGGTGGCGGTTGCCAACGATGCGTTGTTCATTGTGATGCGACCAGCAGACTTGTCCAGCGTGACCGCTGTCGTTTTGTTGGTCAACTGAGTGACCGTACCTTGGGCGGCAGCGGTATAACCAATTTCCGTTGTAGCGTAAACGGTAGTTCCAACCACAGTTGATGGCGTTGTTGCACCGATTGTGCTGTTATCAATTACCGCACCACTTACAGTAGTGCCAGAAGTTAATTCAGGGTCGCTAAACGCGACGCCTACAGGCTTGGTATTAGGCATGTTCTATCCTTTAAAAATGGGGGCCGAAGCCCCCATTAGGTTTAGGCCACTTTGTACACAGTGTACGCAGCGTCGCCGGTTTTGCGGAACCGGAACAGTGCGCTGGATGTAACAGCTACGACGGTGAAGGCGTTGCCGCCGTCAGTGATGCCAGTAGCGGTTGCCAGCGTTGCGGTGCCCGAGCTGGTGCCGATGTTAACCAGCGCTAGATCAAACGTGCTGCCAACGGTAGCGTTGGGCACGGCTGCGTCGATCGACGCAGCGGTGGGCAGAGTGTAGGTAGCAGCAGCACCAGAACCGGGGTTTGCAACCAGCATCTGACTGACCACTTGAGCGGCGGTCAGAGTTGCGGTTGTAGTTGCGGTCTGCGGTGCAGCCATTGCACTCATGAGGGTTTCTGCGCGGTTACCAGCACCGACTTGATAACCACCTGCGCCATTAGGGAGAGCCATGATGAAATCCTTTCAAAATAAATGTGTAGAAGGGGGCCGAAGCCCCCATTCAATCAGCCCCAGAGGCGAACGCCCATCTGAGGACGAATCACGCTGTAGCCGTACAGCACGTCAATACGGCAGGGCATGCGGTCGTTGTTGATGTCGTACTGACGGACAACGCGCAGGCTGATGCCATTGTGAACGGCGCGAGCGGCCATGTCCACACCTTGCGGCAGGAGCAGGTCGGCGGTGGCGAAGGTAATCGCATCCTTGTGGTACACCAAGTTCTGAGCGTACTGGCTGGAAGCAGCACCCACGAACACGACGGCCTTGCCGGTTTGCGGCAGAACGTCAACAGTAGCCAGCGCGTGGTTGGCCGAGTACATTGGGGACACGGTAACGGTGCCGGCGCCAGAGCCGTTCAGGGTCACGTCAGCAGCAGCCACAAACTGGAACAGCGAACCAGTGGACTCACGGGTCTGCGGGTTCACAGCGAAGCAGTCGGCCACGGTAAACACATCGCCGATCTTGACGGTAGCGCTTGCGCCAGCGCCGGTGATGAGGATGGAGGTAGCGCCTTCAGCGGTCACAGCGGCAGAGGTCGAGCCGCCAGTAGCGGTACGCGAGCCGGTGGTGAACTGCTTGATCGACTGAGACATGTTGATCTCGTCGAAGCCCAGCACGCCCATGCCCATCATGCCGTTCTTGAACTGCTTGCTGATGGTGTCGGTGGGGTTGAACAGACCTTTCATGCCCTCGACCAAACCAGCGTTGGCCGCTGGGTTGACGGTGGCGTAGCGAGGCGACATCACAGCAGCGTTCTCGTTGAGCTTCTGCTGAGCTTGCAGCAGAACCAGCGAGGTGGCGGGCGTGGTGCCAGGGGTGCCAACGGTGTTGCCGATTTGCTTGAATGCGTTAGCAACGTCAGCGTCGATGGACGAGGCCAACTGGCTGATACGAGGCTTCAGAACACGCTCTGCGAAGTCGTCCAACTGCATGGTCAGTTCGGCAGACGTGAAGTTCACGCCGATGTGCTTCTGCGAAGACACAGTCAGGGTGGTGAACTGCTCGTTGTCGTCCTGCACTTGCAGGGCGGCACCGTCGGTGACCAGAGCGCGGTCAGGCAGACGGATACGCAGGGTCGAACCGATCTTGGCACCTTCAACAGCAAAGCTGTCGTCGTACTGACGGTTCACGTTACGGGTGAGCACCAGGTTGTTCTCAAGGATTTCGAGAGCCTTCCGGGTGATCATGTCAATGGTAAGAATGCTATTAGCCATTTCGGCGGTCCTTTCAAAGTTTTAGCGGTTCATTTGTGCTTGCAGCTTCTTCATCTGCCGGGCACGTTCAGCTTCAATCCACTGCGAATCAGTCATGGTCTTCGTCGAGCGAGGATCAGTCGTGTCGTAGGACGAACTTCCACTGGTGCGTGCGGTAACAGGCGAAATAGGCGCAGGCGCAGACGTAGTTGGTTTCACAAGAGGATTGGAGCCAAGTTTGGCCTCAATCTTCCCAATCTCTCGGGCCTGCAAAAGAGGTGCCAAGCGGGAAATGCGATCAGCTTCCTTC